TTAAAGAATATTCTGAGGACGATTAACTCCAATACGAATAGCCGCGTCGTAGCTATCAAATATAGTGCGATCCGACGTTCCTGAGTCAAGCGATTCCAGACGAGCTTTAGCGAACACTTCGTCCCGTAGAATAAGCTGTTCAATCTCAGGAGCACCAAGAGAACGAGCCACAAGAATCCGAGAAGCTTTTAGGTTGATATAACGGCGAGCCGCTTCGGGAAGAAAGTCCCATTCTAGGAAACGAATGAGATCCATCTTAACTGGTTTTGTAAATTCATAAGTGTTGTTGGTCAGGTCATAAAGCCTAGAACCTCGCACAACAACGTTGTCTTTGTATCCATCCACTGAATCTGCGGAAAGAATATCTCCAGAGAGATCGATGAAGTTGGTCTCTACGTCAGGACTAAAGGTAACATCCTTTTCGATATTAAAGAACCAACCGTCTACTTGAATACCCTTTGATGTCTCGTCCAAAATTGTCTTGGCTTGAGAGACGGAAAGAGGAAGCCCGATGTTATCCGAGATCGAGTTTACTGGCGCTTCGCCCAAGTAACCGATCATTACGTTAACGGCTTGTAATTTAGTGGTAAGAGTAGACATAAAAAATAAAAAAGGGTGATCCCCTCCCCCACAAAGGAGGGAGAGGATCGGTTGAGGGATTACTGAACTTCTACGCAAGCTTCAGGACGGATGACTCCGTGACCCATAGCATACTTAGCAACGAACAGAGTGCCTTGGCGCTCGATCTGGTATTCAGATTCGGTAGCAAGGTCAAGAAGCTTGACAGTGCCGATACCCGACTTGTGACCAGCAACGAAGCCAGTAGCGCTGAGGTCAGCGTTGTAGCCTGTGCCAGTTCCGAACACGTCGTTATTTGCGTTGTCGTCATCTTGGTCTTGACTTGCGTCAACAACAGAGATGTCAGCAACGTGATTCGACTTGAACAGCTTGATACCTGCTACCATAGGAGCAACACCTTGAGCGACAGAACCTTCGCCACCGTAGTCGCGGTTAAGAGCGATGTTAGTGGATGGGTCGCTGATCAGCTTGTAGTATTGAGTAGGAGTAAGGATAGCGAAACGATCCTCGGATGGGATGTCGTTGTTATCCAGCTTCTCAGCTACTTCGAACAGTGCGTCAAGAAGACCTGTTCCAGTTGTAAGAGTAGCACCAGTGATCTGGATACCAGCCTTACCACCGCTGATGGTAGGAGTAGAGGTGCGAGCACCAGCAACAAGAGTCTTCATCGTAGCGATGTCGAAGCGTTTTGCCAATGCCTTACCAAGTTCTTGAGCGTAGATGCTACGAACGTCGTAGTGAGTCTTGAGCTCGTCGATGTTAGCAAGGAAGGTCGAAGCGATCAACACATCGTCAATAGAGATGGTGACTTCGTTCTTCTTGATATCAGACAGGTAAGAGTTACCAGCGTCAGCGATGTTTTGACCTGCTGTGTGATACTTCGCAGTTGCGATACCTGTTTTAGGGAACTGAGCGGTCTTGCCGTTCTGAATGGTGCGAACCATGTGAAGCTCCTTCATTACGTTGTATTCTTCAAACGTAGTAAGGATCTCACCAGAGAACACCTTCAGAAAGAGCGCATTATCTTGCGCAAACGAACCGTCACTTGTTCCGTTAATTACACCCACACGAGATGGGCTTGTATTTCCGTTAGCCATATGATTGGTTACTTTCTATATTTAGTTGTTTTAGTTAGTTGGTTTGATCAGTCCTTATTCAGTTTGCTTCGTTTGCTAGCCTAATGTTATCCACCGCAGTGGGCACTGCGCTACTTGTCGCACACATTGTATTTAGACCTGAAAGTTATTATTTCTTTTTACCGTATTGGACGGTAAGCCCCTTACGCTTGGCTGCGTTCTTAGCCATAGCCATTCCCTTTGGGGTATAGGGATAATGTTTTGTTCCTACTTTTGGCATATTACTTTTCCTTTTTAGGAAAGCCCTTTTTCATATCCGAGTATGCTTTAGGGCTAACAGTTGATTTACTTTTCGGACGACTAATTCCAAGTTTACGTCGTCGGTTGATATTTTTATACAGGCTCATAGTTAACATTTCCAGCGCCGTAGCGCCAAAGCTTTACGTGTAGGTCGTCCTTTAGAGTCCTTCATCGGCCCCTTTACTCCAGACATCCTAGCACAGAACGATTTCTTTCGAGACCCTCCTTCGGGTTGAGGTGCCTTCAAATTCGAACCAGTCTTACTATTGTAGTATTTCCGTCCCTTTTCGGTGAGACCGCCTTTTTCAGACTTGTGTTCTTTTCGAAGGGATACGCCTTTACGTTTCATAGTTGTGATTCACAGAGGAGGGATACAAAAAAGCCCCGTCAAAAGACAAGGGCTGGTTGTTTTATTTCTAAATCTCTTAGAACGAAGAGGTGACCGCAAGACGATCTTCAACAGTCTTACGATATGCAGGATCGTTTTTATACCGAGGATCTCGCATCGCTTCAGTGACCTGAGCCGCAGAGTTAAACGGCTTCACAGCGCTTCCAGATGTATTACCTTGGATAAGGTTAGGAGCTTTACCACCTGCGGAAGCGAACTGGGAATACAAGCCACGAACAGCCATCTGAGCTTGGTTGATTGAGCCCGATTCAACGACTTCGTTAAAGGCATCCAGTTCACTTTGATCTAGGTTCTCAGCAGCCCACTCAGCCATAGCAGCATAATTCTCTTCGCCACCTACAGTAGCCTTCACTTGGTTGACTTGATTCTCCATCAAAGCTTGTTGACCAGCAAGATAAGCTTCTACGAGATTACGAGCAAGACCTTGCTCTTCCAAAGCATTAAGCGACTTTTCAGATAATTCACCATTTTCAAGAAACTCGTTGGTAGCAGAATCAATGATCTCCTGCATTACCGTCTGGTCAGGTTCAGCTTTGCTTTCCTTTTTCGGGCTATCCTTTTCTTTACTGCCTTCTCCGAGTTTAGACTGAAGCTCGTTATAAGCTTTTGCCATATCTTCAGGAGATTGGAACTTTTCAGGAAGCCAATCAGGACGATCCGACTCTACAGTCTGTGCCGCCTCAGTATCCTCAGCTTTGTTCGCTAGTTTAGCGTCCATTGCTGCGGCTTGTTCTTCGAGAGAGATGTTCTCAGAATCGGTAGATTCGTTGATACTTACTTGGTTAAGTTGTGCCATAATTTAGTATATTGTGTTTACTTAGGTAATGTTTTAAACGGATTGCTCTGCACCTATACTATCAGAGACCGCCTTAATACCAGCAGGCCCAAGCTTTTCTGTCAACTGCATTTGTTGCTGTTGCTGCATCAGTGCTTGGATTTCTTCTTCACTTTTAACAAGCCCCTGAGTCTTGATACCCAAGGACGTAGCACGTCGTTTAAAGTATTCCCCGACATTGACGTATTCTGCAACGGCTTGAGGCCCTACGACCTGAGCCGCCCCAGCAAGGAACAGATCCAGTTTCTGGAGATCGTTACCTCGCCCTAGAGCCTCCACACCTGTAATGATCACAGGATTTACAATATCTTTAGGAAGCTTTGGAAGGCGCTTGGCTTTGTTCATTGCCGCCATGATTCGGTTAACAAGCGGAATCTGGAGCTCGTTGGAAAGAAGAGAATACAGACCACCGATAGCAGTCTCTAGCTCTTGGGAAAGCATACGGATCTCCTCAGCCGTAACACGTTCAGCATTCCGAACAACTCCAGAAGTCAGCAAAAAGGAGTGACCGAGTCGATCTTTGATCTCGTTCATTGTGGCCTGAGCCACTTGGAAGTCATTTCCCTTCTGAAGCTGAAGAGTCGTTACATCCTGAGTAGATCCCTGAACGATGGCACCGTTCGGCGCTTCGGCAAGAACACGCTGACGTGTGGTGCCGTTCGGGTTAACAAGAAACAGAACCTTTGCAGCTGCGGCGCTACCTTCGACGATAGCACGGGTAAGGGATTCAAGGGATTGGAGGTCGCCCAAATACTCTTCAACATATCCTCGTCCGTAGTTCTCTCCGTCTACACGAGAGAATCGAAGAGGAATGAAGGGAGACTTGTCTTTCTCGTAAATTCCCTCCGAGTTCGGAACCCGTGTGTCGTTGATGTCCTGAAAGATTTCCCACTTGTTAGAATCGTTAAGAAGGATAGCGGTATAGAGACTGACGTTACCGTCCGCATCTACGTCGTCACCAACAATCTGCTGCATCTCTTCTGGAAGAGTTTTGAACGAAAGATTCTCACGAGTTACAATCTGAGTAACATTCCCCATCGGGTCGCGTTTAATGACATACCTATCGAGACGGAACACACGCATGCCACCGCTGTCAGGCAAATAAATAAGCGAGTTCCCTGTTATAATAAGCTGCTTGAGAGCTTCGTGGAGACCAGTGCGATACGACTCACGGCTGATCTCTGCCATCACAGCTTCCTCTACGCTTTGCAGGGAAGCCTCGATCTCAGTAATCAGTTCAAGAGGAGCTCCCTCTTCTTGAAGTTTAAAGGTGTCTACATTGAGACGAAAGAACGGAGCGTTGGGAGGTAGGAGTGCTAACAGTAATTTCGAGGCGAGGTTATTTACTCCTCGTGCCCCAACGCCCTGAAATGGAGTATCAAGTTTGCTATGCGCTCCGAAGCCTTCTTCAGGCATCACGTAAGGAAGCGTCAGCTTTGAGCACTGTCTAGCTCTGTCTAGGTATTGATACCTGTGTCCTTCTAAAGAGCTGTAAAGGGCTTTAGCTGATTTGTTCATATATGGTTATTGATTTTCTAATTCGTTTACGTAGTGGAGAATTTCTCCGATAGTTTCTTTTTCCTCG